TCCGGATCAGACCCTTGTTGCTGTACTCGCTGATCATGATGGAGTACAGCATGCGCTCCGGGGAAATGCCCGCCTTTTTAGCTCCAGCAAATACAGCTTTTTGGCCGTACTTGTCCTCATGCGCGGCCACCGCAAAAATGTCGGTAGGGTTGAGCATGTGCTCTTTTGAGCTCACCGAGTGAATGCCTTTTGAGCTCATGTTGTTTGTGTCGCCGGGTTGACTGCCGCCACCATGGCCTCGGCCCACTCAAACCAGTCATCGTACTGGTCCGTCCGAGGGGTTGCCTCGTTTGAGAATACGTCGATCGCGTTCAGGCCGTTGCCCCAAAGCCGCCAGTCCGTCAGGTCGTTGGGGATTTCAAGGTTCTGAGCCCCGTACAGCTCGCACATGAGGCTCGCCCACGACTCAAACGTGTGGTAGCGGGGGTCATAGATTTGCGGTGGATTAAGAGCCATACGGCCTCACATCGCCGATCTCGGCGCTGAGAAGCAATTTGCCGAGCTGATAATTTCCACCGGCCACGTCGGAGGTGAATTTCAATCGCAGCTCGCGACGTTGTTCACGCAGGTCAATTTTTCCGGTGTTAGGCCCAAAAATGTAAGGGTCCGAATCCTTGTCCTCGCCCTGCGCAAATGGTCGCCCAGTCACAACCATGGACATTTCCCCGGACTGCACAAAATCAGGCTCGACGCGCTCCAAGCGGATCCAGCGGTTTTGTCCTTCTGGCGTTGGCTGCGACGGTCCGCCGCCCATCCAGCTCAGATCGTTGGTCTCAAATGAGCTCAGAATGGCCCGCACGTTTTGGCCATCAATCTCGTCCGTTCCAATTTCGTGTTGGTACATGGCAATGAGGTCAGCCGGGATTGAAAAGGTCAATGACACCGATCCGGTTCCAGTGGCCGCCGCTGACATCTGGATGGCTTGGGCATAAATGTCCGTCACCGGAATGGAAAAACCAGCTCCGGAACCGCCCAAGCTGGCCGCCGTGGCGCTCAGAACGTCGCCCACCAAATAACCCGCTCCACGGGCCACAATGGTCACCGAGGCTACTACCCCTCCAGCAACGCCAATCGTGGCCGTAGCGCCCGATCCTGAGCCTCCTGTGAGGGCTACACCGACGTATGAGCCGTTGACGTAACCAGAGCCCGGGGTGATGGCACCAAGTGTCTCAATGTTGCTGGTCGTAATGGCCACCACGGTCGTGTTCGTTGGGATGTTGGAGCCGGTGATAACCTGCCCGAGCGCGGCCTGCGTGCTGTAGGTATCGCTGAACAGGAAAACGCTGCCGGACACCTCGTTAAAAGTGCCTGTAAATACGGTTTCGGCCGTGCTGCCATGCCAATCGGCCGCCACGGGGTAGGCAAACACCTGCGAGAAGTACCCGGCGGAGCGCTGGGCACCACGGGCCTCACCGGCGTCGTACCAAGTGTTTTCGCGCACGTTGTAGATGATGGCGTCGGTGCATTCGGTAGCATCCCCACGAGGATAGAACCACCAGATCTCACCAAACCGGGGGACCTTCGTTGCCCACACCTTCTGACGCTGGTCATAGTTCAGGTTGTCAAAGAAGTAGTTCTGGTTCATGGTGTTGGGGATCTCCTTCACAACACCGTTGTAAAGCAAGAATCGGTCAACGCCGCACCAGTAATAGACGCCGTCGTACTCAATGGCCGACTGCGACGAAAGAATGGAAGACTGGCTGCTGATGATGTCGTAGCGCCAGTATTGAGGAGGCGAACCGGTGCCGCCGATGAAAGACACGCGGATCAGGCTGTCAAGGCTCCAGAACAGGCCAGAAGGCGCGTTTGAGCCGCCCCTGACGGGTAGGCCCTGCACAATCTTGCCGGAGGCCACGTTGGTCGCATTGGCGTCGGCTGAGACCCAATCGTTGGTATTGCCTGCCGAGCAGTTCTGGATCAAGCCGTTGTTGCCGTAGACAAACAGGTACGGGTGCAGCGACACAACGCCGCCGGACACCGCGATATTGTTGTTGAAGGTCAGCGTGACCGTGGCCGTGGCCGTGGCGTTATTTGACAATGTCAGCGTGGTGGTAGATATTGACACCACCGTAGTGTTGGCAGGTATGCCTGATCCGGTCACAGTCTGGCCAGCGCCGATCAGCGGGTTTGCGGCGGCTAACGTCACCGTAGGGCTCAAATTTGTTGTGGAGCCAGAGTCGGTAAACACCCCAACCTGCTGCATCGTCAACGCGGTGATGTCGCCAATCAGCACGGGCGTGTTGTTGTCATTGCTGATGGAGGCAAGGTTTTGGCCGGGGTGCGCCACGAGAGACTGCAAGCCGGTGCCAGCCACGTCGTAAAAGCCGTCAAACTGCCAGAGGTTTAGGTCGGTCTGGGTGAAGTTGGACAGGGTAAAATTGCCCACGCCAGCGCCTACGCCGTTGTTGTCAATGGTCAGGACCTGCAAGCCGTCGTTGTAGCCGCTGAAAATTGAGGTGAAGGCGTTCTGGGGGTTGACCCAGATCCCGCGTGAGGGCCCAGTGAGCTGGCCAGAGATGACCCGGAAGCCACCAATCTTGCGCGGGCGGCCGCGCTGGAAGCGGACCCACTCGCCGTCGGTGTAGAACACCCTGTCAAATACCGTGCCGTCGCGCTGAATGCCCGGCTGCGTGTCTAGGGAGAAGACCTTGGCTGACATCAGAAGGTCCCGCCCTGAACACCCCCAGTAAAGTTGCCGGTGCCCGGTATGTTTAGCCCTGTAGCGGTCAGACCAAACAGCTTGACGCCCAAGATTGCAATACCGAATTCACCCGATCCGGGGCGGTAAATACCCGTTGACGTCTCAGTCGCAAAGTTCAGAGATGGAGCGCCCACAGTTCCATCCACCAGAGAAACATTTACCGCACCGGCGGCAATCGTTGAGGCGTTCAGCAAGTTGACCGAGTCGCACAGCAAGATCACCTGCTGGCCAGCGGGGACGGTCGCCGTAGCACCGCCCGCGCCTGTGGTGAAGGTGATCTGGTATCCGGGGCCGCCACCGTTTGTCTGGTTGGTGATGTAATAAATTTGCACCGTCTGAGGCAATGTGACGGTGACGTTGCCTGTCAGGGTTCCGGTGTACTTCTGAATCGTGTTGGCCGCCTCTGAGGCGCTCAGGGTGTAGCTGCCGGTCACCACGGCCTTGGTGAGCTGGGTGAAATTGAACTGCGTGCTTCGACCCAAGCCGACGGTAAAAAAGGCAGATCCGGAGCAGCAGATCACGCAGGAGTCAGCAGGCTGCAGGGAAATCGTTGACGCTGCGTTGATCTGTATTCCACCGGCAGGGGCAATGGTCAAAGTGCCAGACCCACCGTTTCGGACCATCATGTACCAGTCGTTGCCCAGTGTGACGGCTGACGTCAGCGCTAGGGTGCCGGAGCCGCCAGTCCAGACGTAAGTTGAGGCGCGGTCGGTGGTCAGCGCGGTGTAGTTGGACGCAAAGGTGTTGACCTCATTGGCGGCGTTCAGGGTGTTAGAAATAGCCTTGAGGCCAAACCCTGCAAGAGTTGCGGCGTCGACGTTGGAGGTGCCGACGCCAAAGGCAATCAGGCCCCATGTTCCCGCCGTGGTGGCGTTGCTGGTCAGGTAAATGTACTTGGCCTCACCGGGGGCGATCGTGACGATCGTGCCACCAGCGTAGTCCCTGACGGTGAAGGTGTAGGACCCGACGTTGCGGAACAGCGCGTCAATACCCACAGACGCCTGATTGGCAGGCGGCATGTCCAAAGTGAACGAGTCCAGCGTGAACGTCAGACCAGTGGTTGTGCCAGCCGTAGTGGCCACCGCCGTGCCGCCCGAAGTAGCCGACAGCGTGAAGGTGGTCGTGCCATTGGTGAGAATGATGTAGTAGGTGTTGCCGCTGACAATGCCTGTTGACGTGCCAGTCAAAACCCCGGTGACAACAACGGCTTGGCCAACAAACAGGCTTGGGGTGGCCGTGCAAGAGCACTGGCCGTTTGTGCCTGCGACGGTAACGCCAGCAAGCACCAATCCGCTTGAGAGCGACGTGACGTCCATGACCCGGGCGGCTGCGTTGTCTGTGTCGCTGCCGTTGATTGGCCACGACAGCGTGCCGTCTTCGGACAGCGTGATTGAGCGGTATGAAACGTCGGTCGGCTGAATGACGGTTCCCGTGAAGGGACTATTAAAGCTCATAAGGTCACCTTGTTTTCTGCAAGCCGTTGCGCTTTGCTTATGGCTTTTGTGGCTATGTTGGAAGCCCTAATTTTTGCCTTAGTTTCTTCGGAGTGCTTGCGCCCCAAAAAACTTGCATGTTTAGACTTTTCTGATTCTGGCATCTTGCGACCAAGAAGCGATTGACGAATTTTCTGTTTAGTTTCTTCGCTCATTGGGTTTCTGGGTCTGGCTTTATGGGCAGCCGACATTTTGGCGCGAACTTCTTCAGAAGCGGTCTTGCCAAGATTCTTTCCCTTCAGGCTGATGCTTCTTTTTTCAAGCGTGACAAAAGTTGGTTTTTTACCTTTGGTTCCGTATTTTTTTGATCTTTCCTCTTGCGTCAAGCTGGCCACATAAGCAGAAGAGGCAATCTTGCGGATTTTCTTTTCATGATCCGTCATTGGCCAACCAACAACACCCTCGCCGCCGTCTGTTAGGTTGTAGCCGCTGGGCGCTTTGGTATTGTGCTGCTGAATGAGCATCCTCTCAAGGTCGCAGGCAGCCTCAAAATCAAACGCATCGCAGATGTGAGAAAAAACAAACTTGTCAGCCCCATGCTTTTTGATGGCCGCATGGAGCGCGGGGGCGCTTCCATTTGCAGACATGTGTTGCTTGAGCCTGCGATCTAAATTTTTGGTGAGGCCAACGTACTGCTTACCGTTGCAAGCATTGGTCACAATGTAGAGAGACCACGTTGTCATGAATCCCTCGCAATCGCCTGACGATCAGCGCCACGGGTGACGTTTTCCGTCTTCAGGACTTCAATAATTCGGTCATAGTTGCTCTGCCACATAGGCATGCGCTCGTCGTTCTTGAGGAACGGCATGGCCTGCAGCAAAGTGCCGTACAGCAGCGCCTGCGGGGCGTACTGGGTGAACCAACTGGATTGGTTCGATGAGTCCAAAGGCTGTACGCGCTGGTAGTACAGCACCTCGTAGGAGTAGGCCAAGGCAGGCGTTGGGCCTACCAGCCAGTGCTCGTAGTCGTAGTCGCAAAAGTACAGCGGGACGTCCGTTGAGGTTGGATTTGGCCAATACTCTCGGATGTACTCGTAGGTGCGTAACAGCAAGGGTTGGCGCTTGCCTGCCACTGTCACGTTCATTGACACCGTCTTGCGCCACCGGGCAGGCTTGGGAATGATGTTTTCACCGAGGACCATGGTGCTCGTGGCCACGGTCAGGTTGCCAAGGAACTTGATCTCGGCCGCAATGACTTGCTCCGCCAGCATAATGAACTGCGGAATCTTGTCCAATGTCTGCTGGTCGGTACGCTCCAGATAGGTCTGGATGTCGTTCACCAAACTGGAATACGTCATCACGGCTGCGACAGTCATGTTTTTCTCCGTTAGCCGACGTTGCGTTCAAAGTGCGGGCAATCGACCAGCGACTTGAAATAATACGTTACTGAGCCGTATTCCACGTTTAGCGCCCGCGCAATGGCCGCCGTTGATGCTCCGATATTTTTCATTTTAACTGCCATTCCTTTTTTTTCTGCCGTCATTTTGTGGCGGTCAGAATTTCTGCAATTTACAGCCTGACTGACATATCGGAGGTTTGCAATTTGATTGTTGACCTTGTTTCTGTCAATGTGATCAACCACAAGGCCGTCTGGGCACTTTGACAAAAAAGTAGACGCCATCAGCCGATGGACAAGCAGGGTGATGTGTTTGTTTTCAACCGTTGTGTTGAATCTCAAGTACCCATCCTTGTCTTTGCGAGTCTTCAACTCTCGGCCTTTGACCTCGCATGAATATGGAGATTGACCCCTTGAGAAGCTATGCTTGATTCGAGTTTTTGTAAAAACCCGACCGCATCGCGTGACAAGAAGATGATCGTACATGGTTTGAAATTTTTCAAGATCCAACTCTTCGGAACTCTGGTTTTCCATCTGGGCCTCTGGAGAAGTGTGGTGTGTCCACCAATGTTACTCCATTGCCACCCCATGAGTTAGCTTTATTCAAAGACTCCCAAAACGCGCCGAGCGGGGCGAGCTGCCCCTTGTCCCAGATGATTTTACCGTCTTTGAAGAAATTTAGGTCGATTGCGCAGCGCTTAAGGTGAATTGAGTTCAGCGTCTTGGAACGGCCCGTCTTGACGTAGATGGCCTGCTGCTCGGGGGTGCGGGCTAGTTCGCCCCCAGTGACCTTAAAACCGGCCTCTGTGGCGTGCTGGATCAGTTTGCAGGCATCCAGTAGGAAAGCGGCCTGATCGTCGCTGAGGCTCATTTACGGCTCCTCATGTCAGCCAACTTTTCAATTGTCCGTCCGCCAAAGTAAGCACCCATGATCAGCATTCCCCACTGACCAAGCAGTTGGACATAGGACTCGTTGGCGTCCAGTCCGAATGCAGACATCATGGCAAAGATGAAGTACCCCACGAAGATGGCTACAAGGCTCATAGGGCGAATATTTTTGGACAACCAAGAGTCACTGCCCATATCCGCCTTCCAGCGGTCTGTGACGTTGTTATCCTCGTTCTGGGAGGCTAGGGCAAATACCTTCAGCTCCTCCAACTCGGCTTGCACTTTCATAATTCCAAGCTCAAGCAGGCGCTCCTCATGGTCGTACTGAAGCTGGCGCAGCTTGCTGACCTCTTCAGGGCTTGGGTTGTCGGAAATC